GAAGAACGCAGATACTCAAACTTTGGCGGTAAGTCTTTACCGTCACGGATATACTCCTCTGCCGCTAGGTGCATCTCTGTACCGTACAGCGCCGCTTCACCTGTTGTATCTTTAACATCCTTAGCCACCTTTAAGTGGTAATACTTCTTAGGACATTGTTGAAATGTCTTAAGGCTACTGAACGACCATACTAAACTCATGTGTTCTCCTTCAACTCAATAATATTTTTTAACTTTTCCATGAGTTCTTTATCAATTCGACTGACATAAAAATCACCTTCTCGTATCCATCTTAAAATCAAATCAGGACTGAATTGCACTTCCTCATACGCTTTCCATGCTATTTTGTCATTGAGAATATCAAATAGGATGCGCCCTGCATTTTCTTCATCTTTCCTCATTGCATCTGCATATTGGTGCGCCAATTGTGTTGCAATATCCGTTTGGCGCCCCCGTTCAATTAATGTGCGAGTAATCTGAGCTACTCTGTATAAATACAATTTTTGATTTACAATATCATCAGTCATTATTCCTCCGGTGGTATCCTAAATTCCCAAAAGCCATAAGCATCGCCTCGGCTCCATCTTTTCCATGAAAAATGTACATCCCTTGTGCGCTTATTGATGTACTTCCACAGTACACGCATCAGCAATCTCCATAAGAAATCCCTGCGCCCGCTTCACAATTCAATGGCAGTTCGCTTGCCCACCTGGGTCTCCAACGCATGCACATCTCAACGTATTCCTTACCAACTTCAAGTTGATCCTTTGGTACTACGCACATCACGGCATCATGCACTGTCATGACTACTTTATACTTCTTAGCGATCATCAGCATCTGCTCACCGATAATGATTCTAGCCAATGCCTGACAAACATTTTCAATGACTTTACCTCCATAGATACGGGTAGGGATTGTGGCTTTTCCTTTTTTGGTATCGTACACGAGTTCAGATTTATCGCCGTTGCTAACCACACGTAGATTGGGATACTTCAAGTACAACCCGTTGGGAAGTTTGATTCCTTTTTTACCCTCAACCATCAAAACCCCTGTTCTCCCCAGTTGACTGGTTTGGTCATTCATGATGGCTTTGAGGGCTATTGCCCCTTGTCTCCATAATTCAACAATAGACGGGTACGTTTCTCGATACGTCGTAATAATTCTTTTTGATTCCTCCTCCTCGATCTCCACTCCAAACGTTTTAAGTTGCGCTTTAAACTTAGTCGCCCCCATGCCGTACCCCGCACCGAGAATCGTTGTCTTACCAACGAACCTTTCGTCTTTTGTAATTTCTGCTTCTCCTTTAGCATAGATAGCAGATGCCATGATCTTGTATACGTCCTGTCCATTTTCAAATGCCTCCACTAAATCGTTTTGTTCAGCTAGCCATGCTAGAGTTCTTGCTTCAATCTGTGAACTGTCTGAGTCAATCAGCCAAAAACCCTCGGGTGCTAAAATTGCATTCTTGATGGGCGATTGACGTGGCAAATTTTGGAGGTTAACTTTGTCATCACCACCCCACCGTCCCGTATGGGCGGCGTAGTATCTTAGGGGAACTGGCATAGCACCACGCTTTGACATTTCCAGAAACCGAGCGGTTCTTGTTTCTTCTAGCGTAGACTTAGTGCCTAGTCTCGCTGCCACTAGAGCTTGCACCTCGGGGTTATCATGGTCAAGCAACTCCTTGAATCCATCGTCAGTTTTAGAAAACGCATATGTTTGTTTGCCGTTCGCAGGGCTNACCTTCATCGGGGGCTCGATGCCGTACCCCTTGAGTAACTCGGCAAACTTGGGGTTGCTCATCAAAATATCTTTATCAAAGTTTTGCAATAGCTCTTCTTTGTGTCGGCGAACTCTAAGTAAATGCCCGTGCAAATGGGCTGTGGACAATACCAATACTGGCTCGGTGAACATACGCAAGGTCTGATCAATCAGGCTTAGCTCAAACGTTGGAAAGTCCTGCATCATCAAGTTGAAGATTGCATAAGTTAGTGCAACGTCGTTTCGACAGTATTCACCGTATCGTGCCAGTTGGTCGGAGGGGAAATCCTCTCGGCGCAAACCCAGTGCATTGACCACTTCTTCGCCCTTGATCCCTACGTCGTAATACTCAGCCAGCTTCTTCAAGCTACCGCCTACCTCAGTACCNTGAATNGCCCGTGCCATGCTNAGCGTATCCAACCACTTCTTAGGCTTAATATCGAATAGCCAAGTCAATATGGCGCCATCGAATTGAGCATTGTGGGCGAGCACCATGTGTTTGTGCATCTCAAAGCTATCGAGAAACAGTTTGGTCAGGCTCATGTTTCCGGTGAACCACTTGGGCTCACCATCATCCACTTGCACCGCCACGCCGATCACCTCGAACTGCTCGCTTCTTACGTACTCCTCGGTTGTCATCTTGGTAAGACTGAACTCTCTAGAGTAAAAAGTTTCAAAGTCAATTGTAATTATGCTCATTTGTTTATCATCTTATTTAATGCGCCATTAATTCGTTGTGCAAGAGATAGACTCTGCACTGTGTTTACACCGTTCTCGCCTACGCCCACTCGTACTAAGCCTTCACGTAAATCTTCAGGTTGTCCGTATACCGCCCTTGGGTCTATCCAAGGCATTGTTTGATACCTACCTTGCGCTTTGTATTTCACACTAGCGGGGCCTAGAGCGGGGCCTAGAGCGGGGCCTCTATATTCTTCCTTATCCCCAAGTAATCTTTCCATGCAATTGTCTTCAAATCGCTTTCGGCAAAGACCACGATAAGCATCCATCAGCATTTCCTTTTCGGTGTCGCTGAGAAACCAATAGTATTTTGCACTAGGGTCAGCAACCAAATCAGCGAGTATCTGTGCAATCTCATAAAACTTAGGGGTACTACTGGGAAAATTTCCTTCAGTTCGGTGGACAAAGTCTTCGGGGTTCGTGCGCATACGCTCGGCGAGCATCGTCACCATTGGGGAGATTATTTCCATGATCCCTCCGTTGTCAGCATCTTGTATGCTAGGGAAGCGTTGGGTGGTACGCTATCTTGTACGTCCGCACGGAGAATCTGTTTNAATACTTTGGACTCAAACTCTTTTCTGCGTACTGCCTTAAGCGCAGTGTGAATGGCGGCTTTCTCAGGCTCCGTCATCACGTCTCTAAATGTTTCTTTGTAAATGAAAGCCCACTCGCTATTCTCTTTGGGGTCAAAGAATTCTTCGGGGTGAGACCCCATCCTGCTTACCAATGCTTGCACTCCTGCTGATATTTCACTCATTTTAGTCCTCCTGTAAAAGTTTCATCATTCCTGTTGCCTCTTCTTTGCTCAGCCCTTTTGCTAAGGTTGAACTTGTTCTTTTACCGTCCTCATAATCCCATCGGTATATGGAATACTTGCCGTAGCTAAACTTCATTCGGTATTCAGTGGGTTTGTGTGCGTTGTATACTTCCTCAAACATTTTGTTAAAAATGGGTAGTAACTGATTTTTAATTTCAAGCGTTGTCATTTCATATTCTCCGCTACAAAATCTTCTAAATGAATTAAGTTAGTTTCATTAACTACCCACGCATCACCGCCCGCTTCCTCAATCCGACGTAGGTGTTTATCTTGTAGTGCAGTGGTTGTGCCTTTGCCCGCCTTGGCTTCAATCGCCAAGAACTTGCCGTTCACGCAACAAAGAAAATCGGGTACACCTGAATTACCAAAGCCTGTGCCGATCGGCATAGCGTAGTACACACCATGCTTATCGAGGATAGCCTTGATTTGCTTTTTAACTTTTGCTTCGGGGGTTTGTGCCATGTACCGTAGTATAGTGGTACATTAGACTTTGTCAATAGTATTATATAAAATATTTACCCTAACATTGTTAGGGGTGGTTGGGGGGTTATGCAGATTCCACGCCCCCCTCATGGTTGGAAAGGTCTACGTACGTCAAAAATCTTTAAAGCGGGGACGTACGTAGCACGTATAAGTTCGCATCTGCAAGGTTTCCTTACACGTGATTTAAGCAACCCGCTTCAAATATGTAGCTTCATAATAGCACGTTCGAGATACCACTGTGCTTTCTTAAGATCTTCGAGTTCATTGCCCTTGTGCTTGGCTCTAGTAACGTACTTGATAACATTACCTAGGTGATAGCCTAACTCTTTGGCTTCGATGAAATCGATAGTCTCAATACCGCCAGTCTTGTAATGTGGTGGGTGATTGACGTTGTCGGCCTTTGGCTTTTCCGTCGTAATGCGGAGCACGGAGATTGGTTCAGGTGCGGGCGGTTCTCTATCGAATGACGCTTGCATTCTTAATTTAGGTCTACCCAAGCCCGCTTTGTACGCAAGTTCTCTGTTTATGGCATTGATGTTATCCATACTTTTTTCTATATTTTTAGTTATCGTTGCCTTCATACTGTGCTTGATTTGGTGTACGTAGTTAGGCTCAACCTTAAATTTCTTGGCAATGTCCGGTGCTTTCGCCTCGGGGTTTGCGTTTAAATACTGACGGATCAGTGATGCTTTACTTACTTTCTTCATTTGATAGTTCCTTGTTTACATAATCAGTAAGAATTTCTCGTATCTTGGCTTGCTTTGCATACGGATGGCGTGAATCAAAAAAATCCATCACATCTTTCGGCAAGCGCAAGCTCAAGTGCACAAGCGCAGGTTTCTTACCAAGACCCCGCCCATGCTTTTTCTTTTCTATTCCAGTCTTCAACTCGTCGATACGGTCGAATATCATTCTTCCTCCTCCCAATATAAATCATTAACCCATACGATAACAGGCGTATCCTCACCGATGTAAGCGCCCTCAAGATTGTATTCAATAAACTCACGTGCATCTTCCATGCTCATGGAGTCACGCTTCATCAAAATATCTCGCATAGCATCGCCATCGTAAACCAATACCTCTACTCTAGTATTGC